TTGCTTCTTCTGGAAACAATCTTTTACGCATTTTTTTTTCCATTAAGTATAAAATTAAAATTTCGGCTAAATATACAAAATTTTATTTAAACCTTAATAATAAAACATTTAACCCTATTGAAATCAACAAAATAACAATTACAGAAACCGGGGTTCTGTATTTTATTACTTCCTTTGTTTTTACGATTGTATCGGATTTGAAATTACTTTTAAATTCTTCAACTTTAGAATTGACCAGCGAATCAATATCAACTTGAACTTGCAGATTTCCTTTATCATTTGTAACAACAACTTTGGCCTTATCGTTGTTTATAACGCGTTCAAAATCCTTTAAATTACCAAGCGAATCACAAGGTTTTTCGATTGTAATTGTGTCTTTAATTTGTTCCGTTACCGTTCTGGTGACGTTTTTTATTATTGTATCACGAACTATTTTATCGCGATATTCCGTAACGGTTTTTTTAGCCACACAAGAATTAAAAAAAAATACACCTAAAATAAGGTAAAATAAAATTTTTATTGCTTTCTTCATATTATTTGATGTTATTCCATCTTGCTTTTTTTCCACGTATATCGTAATGAACAAACGTATTGTAAACACCCAACCCACCTTCAATAATATCACCGCGTTTTATAAGGTACTTAATTATAAAATACATTTCAATTGGTGTTGTTTCGTTTACTTGCAAATCACCGGCCAAGCCTTTCGTGTGCTTACTACCTAAAACCCCACCAATATCGCGATTGTGCGATTCACAACGATAACCGGAAGTTATTTTAATTGGTTTTTTGATGTAGTCGCGAATTATTTGGTGTTGCTTAGCAAGTTTCTTGATGTTCTTAAATACATCTTCCGGCATTTCGCATCCGCATCTACAATCGTATTCGTGTTTACTAAAGTTCTTCGTTAATTTCATTATTTATCAAAAAAACCCAATAATTTCAATACAAAACCACCTAAAGATGTAAGTATAAACAAACCGATACTAACTTTACCGGCGGTTATTTTATTGTTTGTTTCCAATTGCAAAACCCTATCTTTAACATTTTCCAAATCTTCAATAACTCCTTTTTTTTTCGTTGCCGGATTTGTTTCTAACAAATCAATAATACGATCATTGAAGGCATCTTGCTTATTCATGTGAACGGATAATTTCATGGCAATTTCAAGTTGTTCGGTTGCCATTCGTTTTTGTTCGTTTCTAATTTCTTGTATTATTTGCTTATTTGTCTGCATCTTTTGAATAACGTGAAATAATTAAATCGATTAAACTTTTTGGCGATAAAATAAGCACAGACCAAACAACCGAAACGAATATTTCCGTTGAAAGGCTTTCAAATTGGTTTTGAGTGTATCGCCATAATTGGATTGCACACAAAACAATACCGATAACCAATGTTAACCAATGAACGATTTTATATCTTTTATATTTGTTTTTTATACTCATAATAAAGCCACAATTGTAATAATTAAACCAATCTTTACCGCAGACCAGGAACCCCAAACCGCATCCAATTTATTAAAAACACCTTTTCCGGTTATTTTCTGCCAATATTCTATACCTACATGAAACGAAACACACAATACAACCGCAATCCAAGTACCTAACAACGAATAAAAAATGGTCAAAGGTAATATTACCAAAGGATTGATAACATCACCTAATAAATTGTGTCTTAATTTGTCAATCGCTACATTATCTATAAAATGTTTCAGTCTTTTCATCTTAAATCGTTGTTAAAGTTGTTAATTCAGCATCAGTTAAAGCAGTATCATATACTTTTAGTTCTCTTACTCTAAAGCCATTATTAGAAAATGTTAATTGATTCATACCACTTGGCATTGTTGCATTTGTGTCAGATACAATTTCAGAACCATTAAAATACACCTTAACATTATTCAACTCGTATTTAAATGCTATCTTAAGGTTTTGAGTAATATCACTTGCAGTGTAAGTTATTCCAACTTGCTCAACACCTCCATCAAGTATAAAAAATTGCAAAGCATTTGGATTACCTATATCAGTTCTAATTTGAACACTATCATTAAGTGATGCTGAATCTCTTAAATAAACACCTGAAAAAGAAGAGTATTCATCAGTTAGAAAACTACCCTCAAAATACAAAACTCCCTCACTTGAATTAATTACATTACCCAATGAACTATTACCCGTAACTGCATCTGCTATTCTTGTAACCGCACTTCCGTTTGTTGGTATGTACGAAGTCATATAATCTCCACCACCTAAAACTCCATCATCTTCTAATTGCGCACCCCATACTTCAACCTCATCTCCTGATGTATTTATTCTAACGTATGCTCTACCATTTGTACTCGTTGAAGTAGCAGTAACACTAAATCTTTGCCATTCGCTTGTAACTGAAATAGGTGTAGCAACATTTTCAATAGCCACAATACTAATAACCCCATTACCTGTAACTCTTCGCACCCAAAAAGAAACCGTGTATGTTTGTCCACTCGTAATAGTAATTACATCTTGTAATTGTTGACCAACTGCGGTAGCAGTAACCTTAACCGCACTTAAGCTACCATCAGGTGCAAGAGTTGTACTTGCCGATAATGTAGCAGTGCTTAAAGAAGTCCAATCTGTTTGAGTGAAATCTTGCGAATAAGGTAATAGATTTCTTCTTTGTGGTTCTAACAACAATTCACCTACTCCATTAGTATAATCAATTCTTGGTACCCCAGTTGCAGCCGTTTCGATTTCACCGAATTGATCAACATAAGTTGCGGTACTTGTTCTTGAACTTGTTAAATCCTTTGAAGTATCTTTGTTGTAAACTCGAATTACATTGGTGTTGATTGCCGAAGGAATAAGATCGATAACCGGTTTAATTCCTAAAGATTTATCTAATGCTAAAGAATACGCACCTTCGTTTGGAAAATAAGTATCACCGGCCGTTTCTCGCGTTCTTGCCCAACTTTCTAATAAAGATTGACTTAATGATAAACCTTGCAATGTTATGTTATCGAATTTTCCGTTGAAGTTTGGCGCGGTAACATCACCACCAAATAACGCATCTTCGCTTCCATCAATACCAGCAGTTTGGAAATTCCAACCCGTTGTTTCGTTGTATCTTAATATTTGACCGGTTCCAGCAGCCGTATCACGCACCGCAAATTCACCATTATCGTAACTTAAAACTTCATAAGTTTTTCCGGTTGTGGGTGTTGTATTAGTTAATTTAACACCAATTCCACCCCCTTGACCACTTAGGCCACTTATTGTTTGTGATTCGGTAAAATTATTATCAACATTAGTATAAGCCAATGTAGTTGGTAATGAATTATCAATCTTTGCCCATCCTGTTGCAGTTTTTACGGCCCAATCATTTACTTTCCAATCAGTAATACCATCCAATGATGTTGAACCATCAACCGAAACAATCCAATAATAACCAGTTGCAGTTATTCCGGTTATATCTGGTGTGTTTGTCGATGCATCCCAATTTCCTTGCGGAATTAATGCGCCTTGCAACGCATTTATAGCAACATCTAATTGGCCTTTATTAACCGCTTCAGTTGAAGATGTTGCATCAGCAACTTCAAACGTTTCTGTACTATCACCATTCAAATCGGCCTTTCCGGTTAATAATGGTTGAATCAATGTTGCGATTTGCGTTATCGTTGCTTTTTCAGCCAATCCGGTTGTTGGATCAGCAAACGGAACTAAATCCGTACTTACTGGAGTTCCAGCGCCTAACTCGTTTATTTTTATTGTAGCCATATTATTTTTATGCCGTTAAAATTTCGTTACCGTTTCCATCTTCGATTGAATTACCATTTCCATCACCAAGAACGTAAGTTAATTCACTTGTTGATGTTGGTTGCCCATAACCTAAGATTGTACCGCTAAATGTAATAAATTCATCAATTGAACTTGGTAATTCAACTTGCGTGAAATACCCACTTCCAAAATCAACGAATCTTTTATCACTATCTTCAATTTTCCATTCAATCAATGTTCTTGATCGCTTTAACGTTTTAATTTCATTGTAAGAAATTGTTTGCGAATCGTCAAAAATTGCGTTGAACGATATTTCAAATCCTTGATTCAACACTTCGTAAGAACCCCATCCACCGGTTTCGTTATTTGCTTTATCCAATGTTTCGATATTTTCGGTAAAACTATTATCAGTCAAACACCCAATCGGATAGTATGTTCCGGATTGTTTTATATACAATATCGTTGTTGTTCCTTTGTAAAACGTCATTATTTACTTGCTAAAATTTCGCCATCAAACGAAATAAATTCATCAATTGCATCATTTTCACTTAACGAAACAATATAACCACTTCCACTTTCACTTATTGATGTATCTGCATTTTCAACTTTCCACGAAATAAGCGTTTTATTACGCTTTAAATCTTTGAGTTTATCTAAACTTATTTTTGTAAAATCACCACCGGTGAAACGTGTGTTAATTAATAAGCCGCTGAAACTTATTGATATATTTTGTTTTGTAGGAACAAACGTGTTCCATCCAGAATTATCACGTGTTGTGGTGTTCAATGTTTCGATTGTATCGGCCATTGAGTTTTCAGTTAAACACGCAACCGGTAAAAAACCACTACCGAAATCAAGATACAAAATATTATAAGTTCCGTCTATAAACATACTTACAAATATAAGAAAAATTTATCAAGTTCGTATTTTTGGTTTAACCGTTTCGCCATAATCTTCGGTTTGCGCATATAATACCTCATCATCTTGGAAATCGTAATTTAACAACTCAACGTTTTTTAGTGTTGTTACGTTATTATAAGCATCGTAAACCCAATTTACCGGTAACATTTTTTCTTTTACGTTGTTGATATTTATTACACTAAACAACGGAACGAAACCAAATACATCACCTTCAAACATTATTCTTGGATTCCAACCCATTCGAATACGATCTTCAACCATGATTCTTAAAATAGGTTTTAATTCAGTAACACCATTTCGATTCCATGTTTCTGTTGGTGTTGTTTGATCATTCTTGTATATTGTTGAATAATACGTTGCATCAGCAACATCACCGTTTAAAACTTTCTTAACATCATCGGTTGCCGGTGTGTAATTTTCGGCTTTTTCAATGGTGTAATTCAATCCTTTCGGTAATTCTTGACCGGTGTAAGATTGCATAACTACTTTTTCAATAATTATTGGCGCTTCAGCATTAGAATCACCAGGATTAAAAATAACGATGAAAATATTGCCGTCACTTTCCGGAACAACATCGCTTCTTAATTGTAAACTGAAATTCTTTTCATTCGCTTCAATTGTATGGCTTATTAAAACACCGTCATTTTCCAAATCACTGCCATCAGAAATCCAAACACCATCCTTGTTCATATAATAATAATTCGAACCTTTATAATAAACAATTTTAAAATTGATTCTACATTTAAAAAGATAAAAAGTCAAAGGATTTGAAAAAACAACTTCTGTTTGAATTCGCGGTTCTCCACTTACCGTATAATCATCCAAAGTTGCTTGGATATCAATTGAACTATCCGGCCGATAAATTAAAAACCCACGATTTGGATAGGCCTGTATAATTTCACCACTTCCGGAAATTGTCCATTCCGGAATGGTTGTTGAATTTGTCCAATCTAAATTTACGTTTTGATAATATGGAAATACATTGCCATACTGCAAGTTTACGCGATACGCACCCAAAGAACGCTTGATTGATTTTTGTTGATTTGCGTTAGCGTGATGTGGATAATAACTATCGATTTGACTACCTAACGAAAACGAAATATCTTTAGCGATCGTTTCTGTTCCGGATATTAAAACCCCATCTTTATCGTAATTATAAAACGTTATATTAGCGTTATCATGTGCTTCAATTGGTCTGTATATGTACCAATATCCACCATTTTGTAATAACGTAGCGTTGAACAATTCTAAACATGATTTCAGAACTTCTTTACATGATAACGCATCGTTATCATCATTATTTACAAAACGTTCGCTATTTGCGTAAATATTAGATAATACATCAACACCACTTAACCCATCGTAATACACGTTTACCGAAGTTCTAAATGGTAATTCTAAATTTGTTTTCGCTAAACAATTTGTAATAATTTCAATAAACGATTGTTTACCGCTGAATAACAACCTATCTTGATTCGTGTACGCAATATCTTCTAAATATCCAAGACCATCAATCGCTTGTAGGTTTATATACCATTTATCTTCAACGTAGTTTTCATATAACCCTTCTGGCGATAACCATCCGATAAATTCAGTAACACTATTTCGGATATATTCAACCTTGTAAACCCTTTCTTGTTCGGTGTACAAATCTTCAAACGTTAATGATGTATTTGCTAATAAATTAACGTTCAACATTTGTGGTCTTAATGATGTCATTGTATCTTCATCATCTTGTGATTCCAAAGTACAATTTCCTTCGACTTGAACGTATTCCGGTGTTGTGTTGGCCTTGTAAATATTAACGCGATGCTGAATATCTTTAACATCTTTAAATTCGAAATAATACGCGGTTGTAGTTGGTTCCGGTTCTATTGATTCACTTCGGTATGTTAATTTTACATCAGATGGTGTTGTTGAACCATTGTATGTTGCGTTTTGGAAGAAAATATCACTACTTTCACCAGTCAAAGTAAGTATATCAGCCGAACGCGTAATTGTAAATTGTATCGAAGAACCATAATCGGTTTCAATAGCATCTTTTAAATTGATCGCACTACCTTCACCAACAACACCGAAAGTACCAGTTAAAACTTCGTTAATTTGTCGATTTGTATCAACAAACGTATATGTATATGAAGTTGTTGTTGTTGTTCCCCTATTAAATACTTCGAAATAAATTACATTTGTTGCCGTTATATCGGCTTGAAAATCGATTAAAAGTTTGTTAATTACTGCCATTAATCAAATTTTAAAGTTCCCCCAAGATTTCTGTTTTGTCGTAATGTATTCGATAATACACCAACTAATTTTGTACCGGCAATTTCAAATACAACCGTTCCACCGCCATTACCGCTAAATCCGGAAGTAAACGAACCACCGCTTGATGTTTGCGTTGAAGTTGATGTTGAAAATGCACCGCCACCACCACTACTTTTGCCTATTCCACTAAACGCACTTGCCACGGCAGCGGTAGCACCGGCAATTAACGCTGGTAAAACAAACGCGCCAAATGGTGTTTTTGATGCGGTTTCACTTGCGGATGCAATCGCTGATCCTTTTGCTTTTACGGCATCTAAGGCAACTTTCTTTTTAGTAAATACGGCATCTTGAGCCAAGTATTTAAACATTGATTGAATAATACTCCCCAAAAATGCGCCAAATATACCATTTGTTTGTGTTAATGAACTCGCTATATTGTTGCCTAAATTGATAAAAGAATTAGAAAGCGCATCTTTCACCATGTTAGTTTGCTCAATCATGGTTATATATTTTTCACGCATCGCAATAGTAGCGGAATCCAAAGAATTTATAATTGGCGCAACTATATTTTCTGTTCCTAAAACACCTTGATCAAATGCGCCCTTCAACCCTTCAAACACCGAGCCTAAACTTGATTCATCAAATTCAATGGCTTCGCCAAATATAATTTTTGGTTTTACCTTTATTGTTTTTTCGGTTTTTGTTGTTCCGCCAAGTATTTTATCTATTGAAGCACTTGAACTTTCGAGAAGTTTTTGAATTGCAGTTGTAGCGTTTTTAATAACTTTTTCTTCTTCACTTATTGCATCTTTTCTTTTTTGTGAACCCCTACCAACCGCAGTTGTGTAAGTTTCACTTGCCGAAAACAAAAACGCAAATCCAGAACCGACTTTATCTAAAACACCAACAAAATCATTTGCAGATTTGCTTTCCGCTTCAAATTTTTTCGCAGCCGCTTCGCTTATTCTATTTGATAAACCTTTTATTAATGCTTGTTGAACTAATGCTTTTGTTAATTTATCAACTTGTATCGCGGTTTTTTCGCTATTAATTCCCTCAAGTTTTAGGTTTCCTAAATAATCTGGATATAACTTATTTATTTTTTCAACCGCTTCTTGCCTTCTTTTTCTTGAATTGTTTTCGTTTTTAGCAACACCAATCAAGGCATTTAAAATAGCAATTTCACCTTCAACGCTACCTACTAAATCTTTTTGTGCTTCGGCTAATTTATTTGATTCTTTTGCGGTTTTAAACAACTGATCACCAAACGCAACCATTAATGAAGTAACTGCCGAAACGGCTAATAAAATACCAGCCGGACCAGTCAACGTTGATAACATTGCCTTTAACGCTGCCTTTGAACTTCCGGTTGATTTCTGAAGATATCCGAAACTTTGTGTTAATTGCGTAATGTTGTTCGCTACACCTTGAATCCCAAATGGTGCATCCTGGATAACCCTTGAAAATTCGTTTACGGCTGGAACTGCATTGGCTGAACTTTTACCGATTTTATCGAATCCTTTCGAACCCCTTCCGGCTTGTTTATCGAATTGCAATAATTTCTTTTCGGCTTGTTTTAAACCCTTCTGAAACTTTTGAACTTCTGCTACTAATTCAACTCTTAATTTTTCGCTCATGGTATTGTTCTTGCGCTTTTTTAATCGCGTTTAATTGTGCATCACTTATTTTCTTTGAACTACCTAACTGCATGAATGAATTTATGCTTTTCGGTATTCTTTTTGGATCTCGATGCGGTGCAACCGTGTTATTGTACATCAACAATCGCAACATTTCCCACTTTTCTTTGTTAACCCTTTTATACGAAAATAGGCGGAGTTGGAATTCCGCCCATGTCATTTCGCAATACTCTTCGTATGTACAATTTAATTCACCCAAAGCGGTAGCCACTACATCAGCACCCCAATTTATTTTTTTTTTGACGTTTCAGCGTTTTCTTCGCTTTCCGGAACGTCTTTTACCAAACTTTCGGTAAACGCTTTAATAAAATCTTGAACTTGTACTGAACCAAAGCCACCATTATCTTCAAGTACATCGACAAAATCATAATAACCAAGACCATTATTTTGGCCACGTCTTTTAAGATTGTGTAAATAACTTTCATGCATCAATGTTGGAATAAATTTGAATGGATTTCTATTTAACTTTTCATCAATTTGTTCTAAAGTGATGTTTTGTTCATCTAAAAATTCACCCAAAAACGAAAGCCCAAAAAAGAACTCGAATTCGTTTTTACCGAAAACAATTGTTTTTCTATTCTTCATAAATTAAGGTTTTTGTTATGCGTTAGGATCAACAGTCGTAATTAAACCGGTGTTTTGTAATGTTCCGCTATATGTCGCGAATTCATCACCAGCACTTGCAGTTAATTCCAAATCAGACAATACCGCCGTACCATAATAATTAGTAGGTGTAGTTTGGTCTGTTGATAATTTCCAAGTAACCGTTGAACCACTTGCAACGTTGATGAAATCCAACAACGCATCGAAATCAGTTTTTCCAGTTTCGGTTTTGATGTAAATTGCTTCGAAAGAAACTTCAGATGAAGTTGAACCGGCTTGTCTAATCACTAAACCTGGATCGCATTTTGTTTGCGTTTCAATTACGTTTCTTACAACGCTCAAACTGTTTGACGTTAAGCATCCGATAGGATCGTAAGAATCAACACCATCCCAAATAGATAGTATCACCGCTTCGCCTTTAATAAATGTACTCATGTTATTTTTGTTTTATTTTATTAATCGATTAATAGTTACAAATATAAATAAAATTTATTAATATCTGTAAAATTATTTTTTTTGTTTATCTCTCTTTAACCACCCATGATGAATCGGCTTTGAGTGTGCAATTCTGGGTACCAGTCAAAATTGTATGCCATTTTAATTTATAGTTAATTCGATTCGTATAAACTTTCTAAATATATTTTCAACGCTTGTTTTCGTCACAACATCATTCGGAAATGATTGCGTTTGTCTTAATATTACCAATCCGCTTCCAGCATCTAATGTTAGCACATCGGTTGCGCTTCGAACGGCATCGGCTATATTATCAGCCAATAATCTTGAACCAGGATTCCCAACACCGCTATATGAAGTAACAATATCTAATAAAATGCTTGATTCGTACCAATATTCACATTTATTTGATTTGTCAACCGTGTTTGTTTGCGTTGTCATTAAAACGTAATGATCAACTTCTAAACCTTCCGGAACTTCACTATCAAAACAAGGTATCGTTAACGTATCAACAACGATATCATTTATCGCATCAAATACGGCCTTTCGAACCCATTTATCTGGTAATGATTTATTCATTATTTATTGAATTTTTTTGTTAATCTTTTCAATGCCGTTTTCAAATCTTTTAAGTACTGCGCCTTGCCTTTTACAAATGCCGGATAAAGATATGGTTGCGGATGCAAACCTTTCTTTAAAATACTCATGAAAATAGGATATGCCGCTTTTTCATCAATCCCTTTCGAACGGCACCAATCTTGAATACTTCTCAACCCCTTTTTAAACGTTCCTTTTGTGTTTATCTTTTCGATTTCACTTGCAATCGCTTGTAATTCGGCTGGTACTTGAACTCTTTTTCCGGTTCCAAACTCAACATACGCACCATAAGTCAACCCAACATTAACCGCGTAATGATAACCTTTTTCATCTTTTCGTTCGGTGTTTATCGATTGCGCTAATTTACCAACGTTCTTCGGTGCTTTTACCTTTGCATCTTCTTCAATCCCTTTTGCGTTTGCGAATGTTGATATCGCTATTTCTTCAGCACCTTCTTCACCTAACTGAACAAGTGATTTTAATACGTTTTTTGTATTGGTTTTAATTGGCACCTTTTACACTATCTTTTATTGCAATTATCTGCAAATCCCTATCTTCAAAACCTATATTTACAACACCTTGAATTTCGTAATTCGTGTTTCGATAACGTAAATACATATTTAAAGGATTTATGGTTAAATCATTTCGTTCGCGCATCGTTACAATAATTGTATTTAATAACGTTTCAACACCAACTTCTTCGCTTTTACGATCGTTTTTCATCGGTTCAATCTTGGCCCATGATGTACCAACTTGACTTGCCGTATTCGTGTAACCACCAAAACCATCAGAAACATTCGATGTTTGCCAAATTTCAACCCTTTTATTATACTTTCTTGCCCTCATTAAATAATAAAACGCTTATTATAATCAATCGCATTTTGTAACCAAATTGGTAACATTCCGTACATCACCTTGTTTGATTCGGCTTCGTAATACATAAATTTAACTAATTCCAATGCACATTGAACAAGTTCATCCGGAACATTTGCCGGACCAGAATACCCAACATTCAAAACCAATTCAGTATTTGCAGAAGAATTTGTTTCGTAGATATTGTATAATTCGTATTTCGTTTCAGTTGTATCGGTTGGTGATGTTACCGAATTAATTGGATAGTCATAAACGTAAACGCAAAATTCTTGAAACAAATACGTTTTCGAACGTGCATAAAACAAATGATTTGTACGCTTTTCGATCATTCTACACGCACTCTTAATCATTGATGTTATTTGATTATTATCTTCGTTCAAAGTATCATCAATTCGTAAGAAAGTCTTTGCATCGGCTAAAGAAACAACACTTAAATAACTCATTTTTTCTTAATATTTACCTTTCGTTCTTTTGTTTTACGTTTTACTATTTTTTCAGCAAAACCATGTTCGATTAACTTTAACGCATATTCTTCTTCGCGCTCAATTTCAACACCTGGTCCAATTGTTTCGCGTTTTTGTGCATCAAATACTTTTTTTAATAATCTTATTTTCATATTACTTTGAATTTATTATCTAAAAATTCCACCAATTCTTCGTTTTGTACAACCGTAACAACCTCACCAGCAAAGAACAAATTAATACATCGTATTTCATCATCAATCGATGGAATGTAAAACCCATCAATCTTATTTTCATCAATCCACGCGTTCTTGTAAATTCCGGTTTCCTCGATATCATCAATAACGGTGTAAAGTAGTACTTTCATGAAACAAATATAAAAAAAATTTATTAGATAATTATAATAAATAAGAAATCCCTATACAACCGAAGTCATACAGGGTTCTCAACAGAATAGAAAACAAAGAGAAAATCTATCTTTTCAATACCATTATACAGCAGTGAAGTCACCGTAGATTAATGCCGCTGGTTGTTCAACCGCTAAACCTACTTGAGCCTCAACTCTTGATGTAATGTTATTTTTTCTGAAGTTATCAGAATCATTTTCGCTAAACTCTAATGATAAACCTTCAGTAACAACTTTCTTAACTCTTGACCAGTCACCAACATAGTATTTGTTAGCAGCGATCCAGTTAGCGCGATATACCGGAATTCCGTTGATTCTTAATTGACCGGCTTCGAAAGTAACGACACCAGGTAAACCATATCCGGCACCAGTTGATTTTTCAGTCTTTAAGATATCGTAAAAATCAGATGGTGTAACAACGATTCCGTTTGCAGCAAAGTTAGAACCTTCTAAAGTCGCAACCTCGTTGATTAACATTTCAATCTTATTCTTTCCAGTAATTACTTCAGCAGATGCAGTCGCAGCAGTTGATAAAGTAGTGTTGAACGCAGCATTTTCAGCAATGAAATAATCACGTCTTAATGCTTGTGGTAACCAACTACCTAAGAATGGAAGGTTGTTGCTCATTTTCTTAGAATAAACTGCAAATCCAGCGATGAAATCAGTATTCAAATCAACCATTGTAATATCGTAGTCAATTTGAGATTTCGCAGCACCTTCAGTTTGACCAGCGATCGCACCTTCAGAACCAGTTTCACGTGGGTATGTATATGTACCACCTTCGATGTTTACAACACTTGCTAAGTCAGAAACATTTAGTAATTGACCTGGAGTTGAAACAACGTCGAATGAATAATCACGTGGTTGATCACCAGTTAAGTTAGTACCTAACGTCATATCACCAACCGCCTTGATTTGTACAGAATTTCCTTTTCTTACAGACTTGATGCTATCGAAGTTTTCATTAAGTGCATCTTTAATGTAGTCACCAGACTTTTTGTCTTTCTTTTGCTTAGATTGTAATTTTACATCTAATTCGTTAGCGTGTTTCTTTAACGCTTCGATTTCTTTTTCGAAGTTATCTTTAACTTCTTTTACTTCGCTTTGCAAACTTAACTCAAATTCCTTGATAAGTCTTTCCGCTTGTTCTTTTGATTTGCCTTCTAATTTTACAGACAATTCGTTTAATTGATCTTTTAAATCCATTTTATAGGTTTTTAATAAAGTTATTTAATATTTCTTGCTCTTTTAGAACCGACTTAACTTCCGATTGATTGTCTTCCAACGGATCAACTTTATCAAGTGATTGTTTGCCTAATTCGAACGCTTTTTTATGTAAGTCATTTAAAGCAATTTCCAAAAGGCCAAACGTTTCATCTGTAAACGTACCTTTACGAAATGCCTTAGTTATCTTTTTAATTTCATCTTGAACTTCTTCCATTGTCATTGATTTGAATCCGGTAAATGGTGTTTCGCTATTTGCACCCAATGTAACGGCCGAACCTTCAAACAACTTAACTTCTTTCATGATGTATGCTTCACGATCATTATCGTAATGGCCCTTTACCGTTTGAAAACCAATCGAATGTTCTTTAACAATTCCGGCTTCATACAATTTCAATAAATCGCTTGAATAAGAAGTATCAAGCATTGGAGTAGATTCGAAATACAACCCTTTTTCATCTTCCATCAATACGTTGAATTTTCCTAAAGGTTGTTTCCAATCATGTTGATTTAAAAAGAATATCTGGTCTTTGCGTTCGTTTATTGTCTTGGTAAACGCACCTTTTTCAATAATATCTTGATCATGATCTTTATTACCAAACGAACTCAAATAACCAGTAACAACACGATTTTTATAGTCAATGTCCTTAACTGAACCAAAGTTTTTGTATTTCATGTGACAAATATAAAAAAAATTTATTATAAAATTAATACTATCGAATTTTTTTATAGCTCTTGCTTATTCGAAAGTATTTTGTACTTTTATCCCAGAGTAATTTTTTTCATTGATTGATTGTTTTGATTAGTTAAAAAGCATCGTTTGAGTAGCGGTGCTTTTTTTTTATACCTCTTCGAAAACAATATCATTTAATTGATCTGGTAATGGCTTCGAATGATCGTTAGAACCATCCAATATTTCTTTCGGAATACCCAAAGGAAATGCGCCACATTTTAAATCACCTAAATAATGTTTGCAATTTATACATTTATCTACTGTCATAATGTTTTAAATAATTTTAATAAAGTCATAGGCACGTTTTTATCGCCATTTAATCGCCAATAAGTGTACCATTCAACTAAATATTCTTTGAAATTTGTTTCGCCATATTCGGAAATACTTCGCTTTTGCCAATCGCCAACCGCTTTATATAACCTAAGTTGTTGATAATGCCGGTTGTGGCCAATTTCATGAATTAGCGTTTGACTGAATTTATCAGCAACTGAATCCGCTTGACTACTTACGGACCAATATTTGTTCGGATAATTTGTTTTAATTTTATCTTGTAATTCTTTTATACTTTGATTTACTTGTTTTTTGTACTTGTTTATTTTTCTTCTAAACGATAACGAAACTTCAACGTTTCCGTATTGATTTTCAACGTCATTCAAATATCCTTGCAGTTGGTTAATTTGTTCGTTGTAAGTTTTCAGTTCGGCTTTTCGGTGTTTTCTTAATAAAGGTACGTTTAATTGAATTTTTTTATCACTACTGAAATAACGGCCATTAAAATTTGATTGCGGAGAATTAGTTACAGATAATTCGTTTAAATCTAATTTACTGAACGCGTTTTCTTTCTCCATTGTCTTTAGTACCGAATTATATTCATCCGGTTTTAAACCCCTTAAAGATACCTTTTTTATACCTAATTTTCTGATTCTTATTTCTGCATCACCTACCGTTTTGGCTGGTATAAAATTATTCGATGGTGATGTTGTTTGCGCTATTGATAATGGTGTTATTGCCCTTCCGGCACTATCTACCCTTATAATATTCCCACTCGAATCCCTTTTTACCCTTTGCGCAACCGTGCATCTGCAATTTATAACATTACCGGCTGAACCATTTTGTTGATCGCCTGGATATTCCAATTGTTCACCACTTACATTGAACGATTCGCTTAATAATACCGTTTGGCCATTCATTGAATAATGATCAAATTTATCTTCCGGAATTCTTCGCGTTCTGCTATCTTGCGCCGATATCCAAACCTTTTCCATAACAACACCACTTACTGCCGATGCTCGAACGGCCGCAAAATTAGATGCGGTTGTTGTTTCAGTTCTTGCGATTCTCATTCCTTGCCATCGATAAAATTCCCTTGAACGAATGTATTTGTATATCGCATCCGTTACTTCAGAAGTTGTTTTGCCTTCGTTGTATTGTTTGGTGATTAACTCCATTAAAAAATCAATGTAGTTTTGTCGAACCGTTAAAATCTTTGATCCACCTTGACCAAGTAACATTTTTTGAACATCGGCTAAAAACAAATCAGCGAATGTACCAAACGAAAAATCCTTTTGGTTTATTTGTCTGTTAATATACGCGCCAACCCTACGGCCGTGCTTCAAACCTATTTCTTTATATATTTCTAAATACATTTGTTCGAATACGCTTTTATCAACGTACATTTCCAAAAACGCAATAACATTATATTGATTCGAACGTTCAAACGGAATCTTTGCCGTATGTTCTTTCAAATGCTTCCGGATAACACGAAACGCTTGTTTTTCATATCTTCCGTGCCATCGCATCCATTGTTGTCGAAATGTATTTAAACTCATTATTGAACTGAAGGAAAATCATCAAGTGATTGTTCCAACGTTAACACATCATCAATCACCGTAATTTGATTCATTAAATCATCTTCAACGATATCAAGATTCATTATTTCCCTTGCTTCGTTTTTAGTCACGAACCCTTTATCGTTTGCTTTTGATAACCATTCAACCAAAGATTTCATATCATCTTGCATTTCTGGAAGATCCGAAATATCGAACTTCAAACAATACCCTTGATAATCTTTGTATAACGGAAGGATATGTTGATTGAATAGGTTTTCAAATATTTGTAAATCCGGAACAATCGTATCGATTAACACGCGTTTTTGCGCAACTTTATAATTGTCGTATTTCGCACCATTATCGTTATTCAATAACTTCGCATCCCAACCTAACGCATTGCAAATTTGTTTTTCGTCAAACGTTAGATAATCAAACGGCTTCAATTCATCAGCACTTAACGATAAACGTGTAAACCCAATTTCAGCAGATACACCGGCCATTTTACCTAATCGACCAGAATCCGCATCCATCTGCAATAACTTTTCTTTTAATGCCTTCGCTTGTGAATCAGTGAATCCGGATTGACCTTTTGCGTGAATTAAACCAAACGCACCACCGGAACGTAATGTTTTCTTATTCAAATCCAATGCTTCGTTTGAATTTTCAACGTTCTTCCAAACCGCACGTAATGGCGAATGGCCATAAACGTTTGTTGCTTGTAAATCGTAATTCGGATTGCTATACTTGATGTGTATTACCTCATCATCGGTAAATTCGGTATATTGATCGCCTTCAATTAACTTGTAACATTTAATCGGTGAATCTAAATCACCAATTTTATTACCAGGTTTTACAACGATTTCCATGTAATGCGATGGAAGGATATAATAAGCAATCGGTTCACCGGCTTGCATTCCACCTTCTGGCGCCAGTTTGTAAATAAATACCTCGCCACACGTTGCCAAATACGTTTCAAACAATTCTTTGAACTGCAACCATGTTGTAATTGGATTCGGTTGTTCGAGTTTGAAGTCTTTGATTGTTCCGTATGCCTTCGATTCGATTTTCTTTAATTCCAACCTTTGCTTCGGTGTAAGATTGTAATTCGTAGTTTTTACCAGCCTATTCGCTTTTTTCATTGCATCTTTATCTTCAATTTCCTTTATTTCGAAAGGAATCGATGCGAATTTAGTTGCCCTTTGATTGACAACCGAATAAACAAACGGATTGATATTGTACCCTTTTGTTATGTAGTTTATCTTGTTGTAGTCATATTGTGCTTCACCACCACCAAAGAAACTAAAAAAAGCATTGTTATATTTGTTCGTTCTACCAAGTAAACGATCAATCAAATTTGAACGCATATAAAGAAAATTTATTTATCTACAAATATATATAAAAAAAAATTATTATTTTATTAAAACACAAAAACTTGTGGTTGTGCTAACAATCTGTTAATTGATTGTACCAACGCATCTTGTAAATCATCGTGTTCACCGTTAGGAAATACCAAAATTCCTTGTTTATCATCGTAATACAATTTATTCACTAAAGATTTCCTAATATAAATCATCCCAGATTCAGCGTAAGGAGTTGCCATTGTTGCCCTTGCTATTTTATCGCCACCGGTAACATTTACCTCAATTGCTGGAATACCTTTGTTTGTTAATACTTGTTTTGCACTTTTTCCACTCGCTTTTGCTTCAATGTAATGCGGTGATCGTTTCGATTGCATGAATGGTATTAATTTCGGAAACTCAAACCATCCAAAACCAATATCATCAATATACATATCTTTTTCAATTACACCAGCCGTAACATATGCACTCGCTGAATTTGTTTCTTTTTGTGTGTACGCCAAATCCCAATCAGTACCAATCTTTTTTATTGTAGGTAAAATCCGATTGAATTCATCATCATCAATTACCTTAAACCATTTCTGCCATATTGCACCATCTTCCGGTGCTGGAGTTTGCATAATTTGACCAGCATACCCATAAGAACCAAGATTTATTTTTAATTCATCAAGATCGTTTCTTGTTAGTCGTTTTATATCGAGCAACCCATCAACATACCTTTCTTTTAATTCCTTCGGCTTTATATCTTTTGATATCTCACCTGGTAAACAAATATGTTTTAATTTCTTACCTTTCTTTTCTAACCAATTACCAGTACAATCGCTTTTATGTAGCCTTTGCATTACTAAAATCGTAGGAGTAACACTTTTATCGACCTTTCGAGTTGATAACGTTACATCCATGAAATTATTTGCCGTTTCTCGTTCAACATCACTTGATGCACCTTTAGGGTTAATCGGATCATCAACGATAATTATATGAGCATGAAATCCGGTAATTGTACCACCAACCGAAGTTGCGTATCTTTCACCACCTCTTGTTGTTTTGTAATGCGTTTTGTTGTCTTGGTCTTTCTTTATTTCAACACCATTAAACATTTTTTGATATTTATCGCTTTTGATAATATCCCTTGATTTCAATGCGTGATCTGTTGATAACGAACCGGAATAAGAAGCCGTAAGAACTCGCAAACTGGGATCGATAGTCCAACACCAAGCCGGTAGCATAACCGTTGCAATCGTTGATTTGGATGTTCCGGGCGGTATGTTTATGATACAATCATATTCCTTCGATTTACGTTCTTTAACAAGGTAAACCATTCTTTGTAATTCATCACATAAATATTCAATATGCCAATTATAAATCGGTTCTTCCGGAATAATTATCGACCAAAATTGTTTTACAAAATAAAAGAAACTTCTTCGGCATAATTCCCCTTTTACCTTATTTAGTTTCGGTATCAATGTTTTGTCTTGCATGAAGTTTTGTTAATACAATTAATTCTTCGTCACTCAATGAAGTTAAATCAAAATCTTCAGAAGATTCATCTTCACCAATTACAACACGATCCGGTGCTTTGCCAAAAACATATTCTTGAAGTAGTTTTAAATGCGGAAAACTTTCTTTTGATTCGGTTGCAATATGTTCGTAATATTTTTCGATTGAACCATATACTTCAATTATTGCGTTTTCACCCAATCTTCTTATTTGTTCCTCATCTGCCTTTCTTTTACGCCCAGCACCTTTTCTTGCGCCACCATGTCCATTTGCCATATTATTTGAATTTTTCTTGTTTATTCAACAAATATACAAAATTCCAAATTAATTACGGATTGTTACGTTTACACTTCTGATGGGTGCAACCCCATACATACCTTCCCTTTTTTTTATATTTCCCTTTATATATATCCCCAAAAACCAAAAACAACCCGAAAAAGTGTAGTAATAAGGTAATAAGGGTATATAATACAGTACATATCAGCAAGTTAAGTTACTACGGATTTTGGTAAATAAATGTTTTTGAATGTTTCGAAGTGTAGCGCTACAATAGGTCAATACTTGAATTATTCAAAATTTCAGTTATTTTTGTTGGTTCTGGATGGTTATTCACCACCTTAATCAAGTTTTCGAATTTAACGTTTCGATTTCCTTTCTTAATATTATCTTGAGCGGATAAAATCTGAAGGTTAGTATAATGATTCAATAATAATACCTCATCTTCATTTTTAGCCAAAGAAATCGGAATGATGTGATCAATATGGCAATCTTCGTTATTCCATTTTTCGAAATCAAGCCAATTCATTAAATATTCAAAAGAACAACCAAGTATTTCAAAGGTTTTGCTGTTTTTGGAATACCCTTGAAATCTTATTGAATTTCCTATTAATACGCGCAGATTGTGTTTGATTTTATATAAAGGATCGTTTGTTCTTTTTTGTTTTAAATATTGTTTATTACGTTCGTTTATTTTTTCCTTATTATTTTGGTGATATTTTCTATTATATTCATTTAATCTTTCCTTATTATCTTGACGATATCGTTTACTTCGTTCTAAAATGTTATTCTTATTATCTTGATAATATTGTTTTGCCTTTTCCTTATTATCTTGATAATATTGTTTTCTTCGTTCACTTAATTTTTCCTTATTGTCTTGATAATGTTTTTTAACCTTGTCTTTATTGGCTTCATACCATTTTTTACAGTATTTTTTATTTTTCTTTTTAAGACATTCTTTACAACGTGAAGTTCTACCATCAGAAATTCTTTTATCAGTATAAAATTCAGTTAACGGCTTTTCCTGGCCACATTTTGTGCAAGTTTTCATAATATATATTTTTAGTAAAGATACATAAAGAAAACAATATACACAAAGAAAACAAAAAAACCCACTCGTTAGAGTAGGCCTTTTATTCAATTGATCCGTTAATTAAAACGGCAAATCATCTGTTTCAACCGGTTCCGGTTTGCCAGTATCGAACTTTTCCTTTAATTGTTCAATTGGTTCAGCCTTTTCCGGTTCGCTGATTCGCCAACCCACAATTGAATTATAGATTTTTGTTTCGCCTTGCGGATTCGTCCATTCACGGCCACGTATATTGATGTCTACGGTAACTTGTTCGCCTTCTTGATACTTGTTTAGCCGTTCACAATTATCCTTTAAAAAATCGATTGATATAGTTTGCGGATAATCTGTATCTTGATCAGTGATTAATACCAATTCGCGTTTTTTGAATCCGTTTGAACCGTATTCCTTTGTTGTTCCAATCTGTTTAATTTGCCCTTGTAAATTCATGTTTATTTGTATTTATTAATTAATTATAGTTCGAATTTTAATTTGTATCTGCTGGAA